GTATCTTGAAAACGGCAACTGGGAAGCGAATAGCGATGTTGGGCGACACGGCGAATTTCACAAGGACGCCGTAAAAAAGTACATTATTTTTGATGTGCCTATTTGGCTTCTTTAATTGCCGATAACTCCAAGCCTCCCGAAGCCCGCCCGCTCAGGGCGGATTTGCGGGAGGCGACAGTTCGCAGCACATCACCTCCAATTAAAACCCAATAAAAAAAGCCTCCATATTGCAAAATGCCCAACAAAACCCCTATATTTGGCGACGATATCGAAGAAATTTAAGATTGTTTTCATTTGGTTTTTTGGGGTTGCCCCGAACGCGAAAGCGTGAGGGGCTTTTTTATACCCACAAAAAAAGCCCCTTGCACATGCAAGAGGCCAACGAAAAAACAATACAGCAGAAAGTCTCAATTACAGTCACACCGGCACGCCAACTCAATCACAATCTTCCATCCCTGAAAAGATGCATACCCGATGCAAACCACCAGCAGGCCAATAAAAGCCCACTTCATCACCCGTTCGTATCTTTCAAAACGTTCCATATTCAGTATCATTTTAGCGGCCTTTCCACCCCCTTTTTCACAATACTTTTTACATCCACCGCCACAAACCCCTCGGCCATCTTCATGCCCAGGAAGCCCACCAAAAAGCCCAGCGTCCCGGCATTCGCAGTCGGAAACCACGCGATGAACTGAGGCCCTAAAAACGACGCCATCAGGCAACCCGCCAGCAGCGCCACGAGGGATTTTTTCAGCGGGATGTTGTGATACACCCGCATGTAAAGGAAGTACAAAACACTCCCGAAAATCCCCGGCAAATGCTCCCGGATCATTGCCGCATAGTCAGGGTTCATTTTAGTGTGAGTTTGCATTAGAATATCGAAATTTAATGCCAAAACGTTTCAAAATCAACGTTTTGGCAATAATTTTTTACTTTATTTTTCTTTTGAGTTCGGCAGGCTCTCTTCGATTCGTTTTTGCTTTTTGGCCAAGGCTTCATTTAATGTGGTGGTACTTACCGCCATACTCTCGCTCGGCTCCTCCACCGATTCCACGATCACGCCCGTGCCCTTATCATTCAGACGCACTACATCCGTATCGATGGCCCCGCTCATCCGGGCCGCCGTCAGCATGATTGTCGTTAATTCGTTCTTTTTCGCATTGTAGTTTTTTTCCATTTCGGCCATCGACGCCAAAAGTTCAGACACCGCACCCGCGCTCAGCGGGTCAAAAATGATTTCCCTTTGCATTCGTACATATTTGTTTTGAGTGAAAAAATCAATTTCAGACAATCGTAAACGTCACCACCCCCGTATTCCCCGGCCGCCCGTCCAAGTAATCCACCACCGCCTGCTCCACCACCGATTTCATTTGCGTGAATTCGCCCGTCCCCGATCCCGTGAAAGCCTCCAATTCAGACTCCGTAAAGCGCACCGGATAAGAACCATAGAACACATCCAGCGCCGTATTCCAAACCTGTATATCCACCGCCGTCACGTCGTCCTTATCCACCGCGAAAGGGCACACGATTTTTGTCGTAGAGGATCGGTAGTGGACACCGTTCGCATCCGAAATATAATAGTCAACGTCAGCAGTGATTGGCATAGCGCAAAAATATTGTTTTTGATTGATTTTCAATAGCCATGGCCCACCCAGTTCATCACATATTGCGTACTTGCGGCCAAAGCGCCATTTGCATTTGTGACAGATATTTGAGTAGTAGTCAGTCCCGATATATAAAATTTATTCAAGTCCGCTGCGGCCTGAGCATTGCGGGCTCCAGGTACAAACATGTGAGTCGTCGGAAACGCCGTTCCAAGCGTCACCGTAAAAATAAGACCGCCGGCGCTTGGCGTTGTTCCTGTTGTAAATGTTATTTGAAACCCATTTGGCCCACCCGTTACGCTGTTCACCGTAGCGCCCGTTCCTGCGCCCGTACTTAATACCGCCGTAGGGTTTTGCTGAGTCATTGCCCAAAGGCTTGCGCGCGCGATGCCAGACACGTGCAAAGGTTGCACCGGAGAGTCAATGTTGATGCCCACCAACGACGTCGCCGCGTTCGTGATGACCAGCCCGCGATTGGCCACACCTCCCGGCAAGGCCTGCCCCGGCGTTATTTTGAACTTGTCTATGTCCGAGTTATCTATCCCCACGGCATGCGTAACAGCGCCGGAGACGGTGAACTGCAACACCGGGTCGCCGCCCGCCGTGCCGCCCACCGTGATCCCCACCAACATATTCGCGTTCGTGTTCGCGTTGTTCGTGTTATAGAACCCTACAATGTTGTTACTCGTGTTGCTCGCCGTCGTCCGCAGGAATTCCGTTGCCGCCGTCAGCGCCGTAGTCGTTCCGGCATTGATATAAGCGTTCTGCGTACCCGATCCCACCAAAAACCGCTTGTTCGTGTTGTCCCACGTCATCGCGCCATCGTCCGTCAGCGTGTTGGAGTTCAGCGCAAAAGGCACCCGCGTAGCCACCAGCGTGCCACCTATGCCCGACGAAGCAGGCGTCGCCCAGGTACCGTCGCCGCGCCAGAAAGTCGTCGAAGAAGCACCCGTGCCGCTGCCCAGATTGGTTACCGGCAGGTTGCCCGTCACAGCCGCCGACGATGCCAGATTCACCGCACCGAACGCCAGCGATGTTCCCCCCGAATCCACCCGCAGCACCTGGTTAGCCGTGCCTTGTATATCCGCGACATTCGCCGTCGCGTTGCCCGTCACACCCACCACCGACCGCGCCGCGCCCTGCCTGAATTTTGCATTGCTCACCGCGTTGGCCGCTATCGTCGTCGTGATGGCCGTCGAGCCGCTGCCCGTCACATCGCCCGAAAGCGTGATCGTCTGGTTGGCAGTCAGATAAGTTGGCGTAAAATACTCCAGCGCCGTCGCCCCCGCATTCACCCGGATCAGTTGCAAAGCCGTACCCAGGGCCGAAAGCCCCGTGCCGCCCTGCGCAACAGGGAAAACCCCTGTCGTTATTTTAGACGCGTCTAAATTCGGAATATCCGCCGCCACCAACGCCCTGAACGTCGGCGTAGCAGCGCCGCCAGACGTAGGCCCTGCAAACACCGTGTTTGCCGTCTGCGTCACCAGCGAAGCCGTCAGCGTGCCCGCAGTCGTCACAGGAGAGCCCGACACGCTGAAAATCGCCGGCATCGACAGTCCCACACTTGTCACCGTACCCGATCCGCTCAGCGTCGCCCACGAAGGCGGAGAGCCCGTTCCGTTCGATTGCAACACCTGCCCCGCCGTGCCCGCCGCCAGGTCGTTCAGTTCGTTTTCACTCACCCAGTACGCCAGCCGGTTGGCAAGGCCCGATCCGAACACCTGCGGGTGCCCGATCAGCGGTTTTTTGATGATCGGGGAGTCCGGCGGATAATCGCTCGTGAGCGTACCCGTCACCGCGATAAAATCATCGCCCCCTGCACTTGTCACCGTCACCTCCAACTCATCAAAGGCGCCCGTCACTGGGTTTAGAATTACAATCGTATCCCCGTCGTAAAAGTCGCCCGCCGCCAGTATGTCCGTGATATCCACGTTCGTGATGGCCCCGGCCGCGATGTTCGACAGCGTTTTCGTCGCCGCCACAGGGTATAGCAAAGTGCCCGGCCCGGCCGTCGGCATTTCGTAAGCCGCTTTGCCGCTCGTACCGCTCGTGCCCGGAAAATCCGGTACTTCCGGGTAGTCGCCCCCCGGAATCTTTATTTTGATCGGGCCGCTCGTACTCAATCCCGCCCCGTCGTAATCCAGTTCAAACCATTCGCCCGACATCTGTGCGCCGGCCGCATTGTAGGTGCCGCCCAGCAGCAACCACGTCGCGCCCTCCCACAACACCCGGCCCATTATATCGAAACTCGTGCCGTACAGCGTACCCGATAGCCGCCGGATCGGCTTTTGCTGACCGCCCACCACCAATTCCACATTCAGTTTTTCCAGCACTTTGTCCGTCGGATCGGTGCCGTCGCCCCAATCGCCCGCCAGTACGTATGACCCCGAAGGCTTCACCCACAGCGACCCGGTAGCGTTCGGATCAGTAGAATTGCCGATCAGGCATTCCGTTTCGTGTATTTCAGTGTTTTCGGCGTCCGGGTTTTCGCTCACGTATTCCCAGGCGTCGTCATTGAGCGCCGGATTGCCGTAAGTGTACGGCTCCAACCATTGATTCAGGAAATTGAACGACTTCAGGTAGTCCGTCAGGTTGCCCACCGTAATCGTGTCCCATATCATCCCAAACTCAAACGACTCCGCCCCCGATGGCAGCGGCGGCGTCGTCAAGTCCTGCACCTGGTTGTAGTTGTAAGTATTACCGCTGCCCGAAGCCGGCACACCGTTCGGCATGGACACGGCCAGGTAAAAATAACTCGCCGACGTTTCCCACGTCATCGTTCCGAATATCACCTGGTAATTCTGGTATGTGTACAGCCTTTTGAGATAACGAGAGCCTATTTTTAGTTGACATTTGAAAATAGCAAACCCCGGCTGCGTCGCATTCCCCGAATACGTCTGGTTAAAAATCGAAAGCGTGATATTGCCCGTCAGGCGCAACGTGGTGGCCCCGCTGTTCGCCTCCACCGCGCGATTGATCGTCACGTTTGAAGTGACCCCGCTGCTGAACGACTGGCCCGCCAGCAGATTCTGGTGCAGTTTTACGTTGAACGTATGCCGCGCCTCCGACAACGGTGGAAAAAATTCATATACACCCCCGGTGAACAGCGCCCCGGCGGTCGTCTGGTTGATCGTATTTTGATTCGAGAAATTATTAGAAGAAAGATACGTGCCCGCCTTGTCGTAACTCCGCAGTACAATCGTCGAGGATGTCCGGTAAGTGATCTGCTCCACCCAAAAAACGCCTTCAAACATCGTTATACGTGCCCTGAAACAGCGCATAATGTTATCGATCACCTCACGGCACGACCGCGCCTCCTGTATGTTCTTTTTGTACACAAACCACACCGCCTGGTCCACCCACGTCAGCGCCAGCGGATCATTGGTTGTGTTGTTCGTCATCGTATCCTCCCACCAGTCCACCGCCACGCGCAAAAAACGCTCCGTCGTGGCGAAATGCGTATCGACATACGTGATTTGATTCAGCGCGTTGATCAGTTGTTGTTTGAGCGTTTCGCGCCCGTTGTAGAAGTTTGTGCCGTCTTTGTAGGGCACATCCTTCAACAAACCCAACCCGTCCACCGCCCGCAGCGTGAAATACGGCCGGTATGCCTCCTGGTATCCGCCTACGTCCGTAAGGATCAGGCCCACCCAAAAAAGCGTAGGTGTGCCCGTCCCCTTCGTTATTTTCAACGTGAAGCGGCCCTCTTTCGAGGCGATGATGTCCGTGAAAAACGTCTCGTGATCCGCCGTTTCCAACCTGAACTCCACCGAACACTCCGTCGCCAATACCGTGCCCGTGAGCCGGTTGTTGTCGCCCTTATAGCCCAGGCTGAACCCATCGGCGCCCGGGTTGAATGTCGAAGCCGTGCCCACGAAGTCGGTATCCCACACCTCGATGGTGAAAGTCTGATTGCGCAGGTCGATGAGTGAAGAATAGAAACGTTTGGCCATGCTCAGTCGTCAGCGTTTTTGCCCCGCAGGAAATTTTCAAAATCCGACCACGGCGCTTTTGATTCGCCGTTGGCGTCTGTTGTCAATGTGCATCCCTGCTTTTGGCAGTATTCTTCAAATTCACGGCGCAGGCCCGATTCAAGATTGCCAAACGGCACCCATCCATCCTGACAAACAAGGTGTTTTAATGCCGTTATAAAAAACTGTACATCCTTTTGCATATCCTTTTTTTAAAAACCGGGGCGCGGCCCTTTACCAAAACCGGCCCCGGGTACTCAAAACAAAACGAATGAAAAAAACGATCAATCAAAGCCGTCGTCCAAAAAACCGATCCAAAAAATCCGCGCGTACAGCGCGAAAAGAAGTGCGTAGATCATCATATTTTAAAACCCGCGTACCCGGGCGATATTTCGTTCCGCTCTTTCAAGAATTAACACCAAATCAGACCCTTGTATCCGGTGCGAAATAATGAAACCCGTCTCGCCGCCCATAGCGCGCTGCAGTTGGTTGTTGGGTGTCACCTGCGAGCCGCGCGGGAGGTTTACGAGTTCAGGGCCGCGTTCGCCCACGAGCGCCAGGCCGCCCGGCGCGAAGTTGGTGCCCTGCGCAAATCCCGGCACTTTCAGCGAATTCAGCACCTTGTTGAAAGCCGCAGCCGCCAGCGCACCAGCCCCTGCCGCCGCCGCAATGTTGAAAGGGAATGGCAAACCGCCCAGGGCCTTCGCCACCGCAGCCGCCACACCCTGCTGAATATACGCCCGCACAATCTTTGCCGCCGCAGATACCGCCGCGCCGGCCAATGCCCCGAAACTCGACGCGCCGCTCGACGCTGCCTCCTGCATGGCCGCAGCAGCGCCAAAAATGGCCTGTTGCATCACATTGCCGGAGGCACTTACATTCTCCGACACGAGCGTGAAAAGTTCGTTGAAAGTGTATAGGCCCGAATTAAGCGACTCTATGGCCGCCTGTGCCGGCGTGATGGCCTGCGTCAGTCCGGTAGCGAACGACGAAAAATCGGGCGTCTGTGCCGGCTGGTTGCTTTGTACAGGCCCCGTGCCGGCCTGCGGCAGGCTTTGCAGCGGTGCAAGGCCCATTGAGGCCGCTGCCTCGCGTATTTTGTTTTGCAGGCTTTCCTGCTGTTTCAGTTTGTCGAGGTAGAGGTCAAGTTCGGTTTTGGCTTCGCCGGTGGCTTTGGCCGTCGATTTCATCGCGCCGGCGTAGGCCGTTGTTTTTGGCGTGGTGCTCTCCACCGATTTTTTGAAATCCTCATTGCTCACCACCACCTCCGAAAGCCGCTGTTTGGTGGCGTTCAGTTCGGCGATGCGTTTCTGGTAGTTTTCTGCTTCGCGTTTTGCCACACGGTCGGCCGTCACACCTACAAGGGCTGCGGCCTGCTGGGCTTCTTTCAGTTTGTTGGCGCGTTGGTCTTCGAGGTCGAGCAGTTGTTTTTCGATGTCCACCAGTTTCTCCCGCGCCGCCGCTGCCCGAGCCGATTTGAGCAGGCTATCGATGTAGGCATTGTACGACACCGTCAGGCCATTCACGAGGCCGTTTTCTACTTTCAACTGCCCGAAATATTCCGGCGATATCTGTTTAAGTTTTTCCAGCGCGCGTTCCTTCGCTTCGCGGCTGCTCACTTCGCTGTTGATCGTCCCGATCAGGAGATCGGCGGCGGATTTTTCGGCGGCGATGGCCGATGCCGCCTCCCGGTTGAGTTCATTGACGGCGGCCTGCGCTTTTTCGGTGGCCGTCAGTTCCTCGTTGAATGCGCCCATCTGATAGGCCGCTGCGGCGATTGTAGTCACCAGCCCCAGCACGATGAACGATTTGGTGGCCAGATTCAGAGCGTTGAAAGCCTGCGCCGTTTCGAGGGCAAAACTTGTCACCGTTTTGGCTCCGCCGGCGAGCGCCTGGAAAATATCGACGGCCTGCGCTCCGGTGCTATATACCGCCCCGAATATTTTTGCCAAAGGCCCGGCGGCTACCACGGCAGCCCCGGCGTACACAATGAACGACTGCACACTTGGATTCAGGTTTGCAAAGCCGTCGCCCAGGGCCACCAACCCGTCGGTGAGGGCTTCCAGTTTGCCGGGCACGTCGAAGGCTTTGGATATCGCAAACCCGAACTTGGCCGCCCCCTGTTTGATACCGTCGAAAAAGTTGTCCAGCGAATTGCGGATGCCGCCGGTGGCCCGGGGCAGTTTTTCGAGTTCTGCGGTGATGCCCTCGATGAATTGCTGAGACGAAATGCCCAGTTTTTGTATCGCCTCGCTCGATGCCGTCCCGAAAGCCGCCTGCATCAGTGTGCGTATTTGGGGCAAACGTTCGGCGATTTGGTTGATTTCCTCGGCAGATACGACGCCTTTGGCCTGTATCTGTGTCAGCGCCAGCACAACACCGTCAAGTTCTGCGGCGCCTTTGCCGGCATTGGCCAGGGCGTTGCCGAATTCGCTGGTAATCTTGCGCGCTTTTTCCGCCGAAAATCCTACCGCCTGAAGATTGACCGATGCCTTTACAGCCTGCTCGAATCCGAGGCCGGGTTTTAGTGCCTCTTGTCGCAGTAGTTCGAGTTCTTTTCGGGCGGCTTCGGCGCTGCCAAGTTGCGTTTGAAGGGCAAGTTGCAGCCCTTCGATGTCGCCGGCGGTTTTCACCGCAGCGGCGCCGGCAGCAGCCAAAGGGATTGAAAGCGAAACGCTCAACTGGTCGCCCAGGTCGCTCAAACGACGCCCGGAGGCGCGCAATTTGCGCTCCACGGTTTCGAGGCCTTTGTCGAAGTCCTTGTATATCAGACCCAGGCGGGCATTCAGTTGCGCGATGCTCATGTGTTTGTTTTTTGTTTGTTTGTCACGCCCCTACCCCCTTGAGGTGGCAGGGGCGTGAACACCTACGCTTTCGACGTCAATTTGCCACCCGGGCGCAACGGCAACGCCGTCGTCAGGTAGCGTTCGGCCAGCGCAGCGGGTATGGTGTATGGCACGCCTTTGGCCGTTTCGACGGTGACATAGGCGCTGTCCAGGTTGGTGCCGCCCGGCCCGATGGTTTCGTGTACGATGGTGACGACCTGGTTGATGTGTTTGAGCGTGAGTTTGTTGTTTACTTTGAGTTCCATTTTAAGTGCTTTTTAATCAAAAGATAATTCGATGTCGATGTTCATTTCGGGGTCGTTTGGCTCTTGGTTGAGGGTTTGACTGGTAGCCATGCCCTCAATATTTTTACCCTCCTCCCGTGCTTTTTTGCCGGCCATATATTCGGCGTATGCTTTGGGGTTGAGTATGGCGAGGGCCTTGTCGGCGTCTTCGCTGAATTTTAACATGGCCGGGCTGTCCCAGTCTTCCAACTGTACCCGCCGCACGTGTTTTTCCCACGGAAAACGTGCGATATCAGTGAAGCGCCGCACTTTGTACCCTCCCGCTTTCATCACATGAAACGCGATGAATCGGGCCTCTTCCATGCCCTGGCGATTGATGAGCCATGCTTTGCGAAGCCGCGCGAAATGGCGCGGTGTGCAGTCGAAAAACTGCTCTTCGCTCATGCCCATCTCCGCCGCCGCCGTCAGGAGTTCGTCCCAGTCGATGGGGCCTGGCTCTTTTTTTTTGTGTCGTCGTCTTCGTTCGTTTCGGCCTCTTCGCCTTCGGCAGGTTTGAGGTTGAAGTTGGCTTCGAGCAACATGGTCGTGAAGTCGCTCACCGCCTGTTTGTGTTCGCCCATCCAGTCGGCCACGTCGTGTTTGTCGAATGTGACGGGGGTTTTGGTTTTGCGGTGCCCGGCTCTCAGGCAGTGGTAGAGAATGTCAACAAACCGAACCATACTGATAGACCGCGCTGCCGTGCCGATGTCGTCGGTATTGAGTGCTGCGCCGGCCTTTATGATCTGGGTGGCAAGTTCCTGTATGTCGGGGTCGTAATGGCGACCAGTTTCGATTTCGTAGTCGTAGGCGACCGAATAAGCGAATGAGAGGGGCCGATCCTGCCCGCCTATGTTGAGGTAATGTATCATTGTCGTTTTGAATTGAGATTCACCGGGCGACACGAAGCCGCCCGGTGAAGGTGATTACGGAATAGTGGCTTTTGCGAGCGCGCCAGTGCCCCGAAAGGTCACGTCGTACTCTACGGCGGCATCGACGCCGTCGGAGGTGGCGTTCAGTTCCTCGATGTACGACGAGCCGCTCCACTTGAGGTCGCCTGTGACGTTGGTGGTGAAAATGGGCGTGACGGCGGTTTGTGCGTTCCAGAGGTCCCACAAATCCTCATAGCCATAGGTGGCGTCAAAGGAAAAATTTGCGGAGCCTGCGATGTTCCATTCTTTGGCCCCCGGCAGGAATTCGGAGTTGGCCGCCGAATCCTTGCACGTGGTTTGGAACATGTTTGTCGAACACGACAAACTCGCGCTGAGTTGGCACGTGATGGCGTTTGAGCCCACGTAGATTTTCATGTTTTTGGCAAGTACGGTGCCGGTCGTAGCCATGATAGTGTTTGTTTATTTGTTTGCGTATAGCCCGGCCGTTGGGGCGGCCGTGCGGGTGTGTTTATTTGAATATGCGCCCGATGGCGGTGATTTTCTTTTTATCGCCGGCGGTCAATTCGTCCACGGTGATGGTTTCGCCGGTGGCGGCGAATTCTTCGGCGAGCGGCGCGGATGGCGGCACGGCGCATTCAAACACCGGCGCGGATGTTTTGCGTGGGTAGGCGCCTTCGGGCGCCAGTTTCGCGAAGCCTTTCGCGATGGCCGCGTTGGCGTCCGGTTCGCTCCAATCGGCTACCCATCCGGGCTGGTAGGCTTTGCCGTAGTCGTCGGTGTGCGGTTTCAGAAATTGTATTTTCATTGCGATATCAATTTGCCACGGGCGCCGCCTGGAAGTGGTGCCGGTGACTGGTTTCGTAATACATTGCAACCTGGCACTCACACAATAGCATTTCCGGTATCAGTTCGCTTTGCCGTGGACGCGTTTTTAGCACTTTCACATCGCGCAGGTGTTTGCCGCGCGGTGTAGAGAATTGTTTTTTGATGTCGTCGTACCGGCACAAGCCAGGCTCATTCACAAATATGGTGAACTGACACAGGCCAGGCTCTGCGGCTTTTTGCCGCACGACTGTTTCCACCACCCGGGGCAGTTTTTCGCCTTCGCCGGTTTGGAGCAGGTGCATGCCTTTTTCGATGATCAGTTCGAGCATAGTGCGGTTTTATAGCCCTTTTTGCCGGGCGTAATTTTCAATTGTTCGTTTCATCAGGTCGGTGGCGATTTTGAGGGCGACGGGGCCGCCGGCAGCGACGCCTGCTTCTACGAAATGCTGCCCCGGTCGCATGCTGCCGTCCACGTTGGCCGCCGAAAAATTGACCATGTGGGCATAGTATCCGTCAGGCATGCGACCGCCGCCGCGTTTGTCGATTTTTGGTCCTACAAACTTGGCGAATTTGGCCCGGCGGAAACTGAGCACCGCAAACGACCTCGAAAGGTTGCCGGGTTGGTAGGTGGCTTTTACCACGCCCATGCCCTTCGGGGCGCGTATTTTTTTACTGATTTTCGGGGTTGAGTAGCGTTTGTGCGGCGCATCGCTCACCGGCGCGCGGCCCGCGATGGCGGAACGCAGGGGCCCAGCGGCTTCCGTCAGTACGCGGTCGCTGTCTTTTTTTGCCGTGTCCGATACGCCTTGCAATGTTCGGATCAGGTCGTTTATTTCTGCCTGTAGTGCTGGGTTCATCAGTCGTTGTGCTTGGTGTCGTATGGAAATTCAACTTTGCATTTCACTTTCAGATGCGGAACTTTTTGCATTGTCCCTGGTGTGTATTCAATAACCTCCACTGGCAATATTTCGCCGTTTGGCATGCTCAATTGTCCGCTTTCAGGGTTGTATTTGCAGGGCTGTTGAAATTCATCAACATTAGATACTTCATAATTTACATTAAGCCAAAATTCACAATCTGCACCTTTTGTATGTGATACCCCTTGTTTGATTTGGGTAAAAGTCAAATACCATATTTTTTGCCCGCCCGGGCTTTGTAAATACTGATAGCCCATTTCCACAAAGGCTTTAAAAATTTCAATCATCGTTTCGTTTTTTTACCGGCGGTGTACCACCGAGTAGGTGACTGTTTTGAGAAAATACAAGTTTTGTTCGTCGCGGTCGTCGTTGGAGCCGAGGTAGCGGCAACTTTCGACGGTGACGCCGCCGGCGGTGGCCTCCTGGTAGTCCAGGGCATCGCGGACGGCTGCGTCGAGGGTTTCGAGGGTGGCGTAGGCTTTTTGCCCTTGCGACACGTCGGCCCATAGGTGCAGGGTGACGGTGGCATGGTCGTGTGTGCCGGAATGCTCTTTGCCGGTGCCGTGTGGGCGGTTTTCGACAGAATACACGATGCCCACCCCGGTAGTGCCTTGCGGCAAAAAAATCGGGGTGATGCGCGCGTTGGCGCCGGTGCCGACGATGGCGGTCACCGGCGCGGCGGCGAGCAGTTTTGCGTGTATGTATTTTCCGACTTGCATTTACGGGTTCAGCCTTTTTTCAGGAGGTGCGTGATGGTGTTGTACAGGTTGAGCAGGACGGTGAAAACGGCCGTCCATGCGCCCGTTTTGGCGTACAGGATCAGGCTCGACACGTCGGAGCCCAGCGAGGCGGCCGTCTGCAGGTCGGGGATGATCTTGAAAAAGCCGAGCACGCCGATGATGACGCCCAGGGCGATGGTGATCCAGTTGGTGCGGGCGTTGGAGGATTCGGTAAGATTGAGCAATGCCATAGTTTGTTTTTTTATCATTTTGGCGGAATCCGTCCGCTTTGCGGCGCGCGACAATCGCGCAGAATATTTTTGTCCGGGTGTTGGGGCGTTTATTCGATTGTCAAACGGTGCGTTTTTCGGTGATCAACAGCAATTTTTCGCGGTATCCGATTTCGCGGATATTCATTATGTCGTAGTACGTCGGCGCGGCGTCGGGGCCTTCCTGGATGCGGTGGCGGGTGCTGAGCCCGTCGCGGAAGTGGATAATCCAGTGCGCGCGCGTGACGGATGTCTCCATATCGCCGAATACCTTTTCGGTGTTGCCGGCGAGCGGGTTTTCCTTGGCCGCCCATACGGTGGCAATGGTCGTGTAGGTGTCCACCAATTGGCCATAGCCTTCATCGTCCTTCGCCGCGCTGGGCGACTGGATTTGGATGCGGTAGCGCATGGCGCCGATGGAGGTGGGTTTGGTGGCCATTGTCAGCAGGAAAATCGGTAAAGGGGTTGCAAATAATACTCCGCCGCCGTGCTCATGGTGCGCACGGGGTTTTCACGCCCCGCGCCGTACTGGTGGGCGATTTCCATCAGTACGCCCTGCACAACGCTGGCGGGGATATTGGACATTTTCGCGCCATAGCCGGCTTCGTAGGTGATCGTTACGGCGTTGGGCTGCCCGGTAGCCACGTCGGAGGGCCAGGTGTAGTCCACCTTTGGCGTGACGAAGTAGCGCCCGTTGTAGGAGCCGGTGGTGTACTCCGACGCGCTCCATGTCTGTGTAACACCCGCGCTGTCCAGGTACGTGATGGACGTAATACTGGCCAGCGGGGTGATACGCAGCAGCAAGGGAGAGTCGGAGGTATTGGGAAAATCGGAGTGGTATTGCTTGATGGTTTGTGTGAGCAAAGCGACGCCATACACCCGCTCCACCATGTCGCAGGCTGCCCGGATCACGCCGGCGAGGTAATCGTCGTCGTGTTTCAGGTCTTCGTTGCGCAGGTGTTGCCGCACCCTTTCGAGGGTAACTGGCAATTCCACATTTGGCGTGTGGACGATGTAGGAGGTGTAGGTCGGGTCGTTCATTGATCGAAATTTTCTGAATTCAAGAATTTGCGTTTTGCAAATTCTTAGGCGCGGTAATCGTCATACGACGGATCGTCCAAAAGACTTTGGAATGCAGCGGCGAGGGCTTCGAGGTCGTCGGTGCCGTCGCCGGTGAACTCATCGCCGCCCACCGTAAGGGTGCAGCGTTTGCCGGGGTTGAGGTTGGAAAATGCCATGCTTTCGTAGGTGGTATTTTGCAGGAGCCATGTTTCGATTTCGGAGATTTCCCAGGCACGCACGAGCGTGGTGTCGCTGAGCGGGAAAAGTTTGCGGGGGCCCTCGTGCGACACGGCCACCAGTTTGGAAAAGGCGGTGGTCATGCTGGTGTAGGCCTTTTCGTCGGCGGGGTCGTAGAAGGCGTAGAGGTCCTGAATGGTGGTATCATAGCCATGCCCGTCGAGTGCGGTTTTGAGATTGTCGGAGGTGGTGAAGTCGGTAAGTGCCATATTTTTTTACGAGTAGATGGTGAACATGGAATAAGTCGCCACACGCAACACGCGCGCGGT